TAATTTTGTCATTTGAAACTCCTTATAATATCTATTTTATGCTCATTTGCAGATACAATATCTACTTGTTTATCTATCTCATCTATAATATTAGGATGTTCTCCTATTCCTACAGAGTTTTCTAAATAAATTTTAATCGTTGCATTGGCTTTTTCTATATTTGCCTCATACACTTTTATCAAAGCATTTATTATATCTTCTTTCATTATGTTACCACTCTTTTCTTCTTCTTTCTACTCTTAGCATACTTGCGCTTTTGAGGACCTTTAGTTATTTGTTGTTTCATTTGACTTCGACCTATGACCATGGAATATACCTTGTTTTACCTTTCTCATCTTTATAAGCTATTAAAGATTGACCTCTAGGATCAGATGCACTGTAGGACACATGAACCCATCCAGACCGAGGTCCCTCACTTTCTTTATAAAATTCTAATATAAGCTGATCAAATATCAAGTTTTTCTTTATCCATTCAGCTAATACTTTATTATCTAATGTCATAACTTCAATATCTGCAGCACTTCCACTTGCATGTTGTGATTTTGATGAGCTGCCTATAGCTTCACATAATTCAACACACCTAAAACCAGAATTTATAAAAACTGGTTTTGCAAAACGATCTCTAACTTTTTGTAAAATATTTTCGCACAAATTTGTAAGATTAATTATTTGAGCTTTATTAGGTGTGTTATCAATACCTAATCTTGTAGCTGTCTGAGATTTTGTCAGTTCTTGTAACGAAAAATTTTTTGATAGCTGCATACACTCTTTCTATATATACTTTCTATTAAACACCAAGTCATACCTAAGACCAAAAATAAACTTATTAGTAAGCAAAAAAATATATAAATTATAAAATCCAAGATAGGAGTAATAAACCACATAATACAATCACTATAGTATCTTTGTTATTTTCATACAACCCTTTAATCGTCTCCCATTTTTCTAACATTTCCATCTCCTTCTCGCCTGGCAAATTCTTTTGTTAGGCGTTTTTTTACAGTTAATATTATGCATACGAGCCTGTCCTGCACTTCTAGCACAAAAAGACTTTCTGCGTTTAGCAGCTTTACTGCCTTTTTTTACTTTACCAGTTACCGCAGTTTTAAGTTTAGAGCCAGGGTTCATTCTTCTGTAAGCTTTTACCCCAGCTCTCGTCATACCTGCACCTTTCTCTGTTGGTCTAAAGTTTTTTTTATTTTTAGCAGGCATACCACCCGCTTTTAAACCAAACAAGTCAAGGTCTTCGTAATAACTATCCATTATCTGTATCAGCAGTAATTGGTGTAACAAAAACAGTTACAGAAGTTACATTTGATATTGTTAAATGCATGTCTGTTTTAAATAAAATACCATCTAATGGAATATCTATTTGATACTGATCTGCTGCACTACTGGCTGGAGTTGTGATAACAAGTTTTTGTGTACCACTAGCTCCACCATCTTTAAATGTTAAAGTGCCTGCGCTTGCATGACCAACATAGTAAATAGATAATAATCTAGTTCTACCAGATTGTATTGATCCTGTTGATGTTAATGTTTTTGCACCTACATCAGAGTTCATAATCTACTCCTATCTATCTGCTGCTGCAAACATGTAATCTAAAGTAGTAGCTTTAGTACCTGTGGCATCACCTGAAACAGACATTGCTGCAATCGTTAAATTTTCGTCATCAGGAATATTAGTTGTGTGTGTGGCAACTAAAGTTCTATCAACAAAAAAATCAACCTTACCTGTACTTTGAACTCTAATACTTAGAATTCTGTAAGTAGCATCAGCAAAATCTATTCCTGAATCAGTAGATGTTTCTGTGCCATCTTTTTCTGTTTTACAAAGAATAGAGGCATCACCGTCATCAACTTGAAAAACGATACGATCTGTTGCGGCTAACATATTTTCTGGATTTGTTGCAAAATTTACTGTAAACCCAACACAAAAATCCATTTGATCAGCATCAGAAAGTTTTGCTTTTGTTTCAAACCATAAAGCTTTACCTGATTGTACGGCAAAAATCTCGTTTTTTTGAATTGATGCACCATCATTATCAGTTGTAGCTGTTGAAGTTAATGCAACTTCTCCATTTACTGTGTCAGCGACTATTGCAACAGAAGCTCCTGAATCCTTAACAATTGTCCATCTGTGTCCAGTGTTAGAATCAAATCCGATTCTATCAAAGTCATCCATGTATGCTACAAAGTCAGGGTTTCTGTCTATTGGTAAGTTTTCGAACCATTTTCTTGTCCCGTCTTTACCCGCAAACAAAATAGGTCCTGTAAAATGTACTGCCATTTTCTCTCCTAGTTAAAAAGATATAGTCCTCTAGGGTGTCTGCCAAGTCAGTCTATATCTAGTTTAAATTATCTTGGTATTTATATTATACAAAAAAAAAGGGGACTCGTAAGTCCCCCTTCTTAAGTTTAGTCATAAAAATTTAAGCTGCTCCTGGGGAACCAAAAATTCCTCTAGGATCAGAGAACCCAAATGAGTATCTCTCTCTAGCTTTAAATCTTACATTACCTGTATCAAAGTCACCTTCAATAGCAGTTTTGATTGGACTTCTAACAAACATTTTCATGCCATTAGGAGCATCTGTCATGATAAAGAAAGCATCAGTATCTGTTAGATAATGATTAACTCTATAACCTTGAGGCATCATACCCATAGAGGCCATAGCATTAATATCATTATCTGCAGTACCAACTCTTTGTGGAGTTTTTAAGATTCTTTCTGCAGTAAACTGAAGTTCTTTTGGAATAATCAGTTTTACACCCTGCATGGCAATCTTTAATCCTCTTTCATCAACAAATGCTGCAATGTCAATCATTGACTGCTCAAGTGATGTTTCAGACAAGTCTGCTGCTGTTGACAGTTCATTAGCAAATGTGCCACCAGTCGCCAATGGGTGATCAGTTGCACAAAGTTCTTTGCCATCTCCTCCTGCAAAATTAGAGTTGAAAGCATTATTTAACACATTAGCGGCTTTTACCTGCTTTGTGTTTGCCATAGAACGAGCCAAAGCTCTTGTATAACGAGCTGCAAGTCTATCATACAGATTATCTTCAATCGCTTCTTCAGTGATAGCAAATGCCATAGCAATAGTTTCGTGAGTGTATCTTGCAGTAAAAGACTCAGATGCTTGATCAAATGTGACCGCAGCACCTTCACTTTTTACTGGAGCACTACCAAAACCAGTAAGCATTACTTCTTCTTCAAAAGCTCTATCAGATGCTTCTGTAGCATAAATTTCTGCATGCTCGTTTTCGTATCTATTATATTCTAAGCCAAAGAGAGCATTCAAACCTGGTTCTAACTCTTTGACCAATTGTGATCTTGAAATAGCCATAATTTACCTCTCTATACCCCTGTATCCCCTGCAGCGGCAGGTGGATTCAGAAAGTGGTTTTGAATTCTGACTATCACATTTGTGTTTGCGGAGCCAGTATCTTCATTGTTAACATCTTGGCTTATGTCAAGTGCTTGTAAAGGTATTGCATTTGTAGAATCTGCAGTACTTGTATCTAATTGCACTTTAGATATGCCCGTTGCTGTGTTTCCTGTTACATTTGTTGTTTTGTAACCAATAAACAGACCTGCTCTTGTCATAGCTTCGTCTGAATCAACTAAAAATAATGTATTAGGATCGTCAATTACATTAGCAACAATATCACTAGCAACAATGCTACCAGGATAATAATTACTAAATGTTGGTTTCTTCGTAGTAGGGTCAGTGTAAAATACACCATTGAAAACACCTATAGGCTTAACAGCACCACTACTTGCTGTAACATCATATCTCTCAATGTTACCAGCAGCTACTGGAACAACCAAGTCGCCTTGGAAAATTGCTGTACCATAATTGCTTGCAATAGTATACCTGTTCTGAGCGTTATTCCACGGAGCACCATTGAGTGACTTATAAGGTCTTAGACCAAATTTTTCACTTACGTTTGCCATATGTATTCTCCTTATCTAGGCATTAATATTAAACAATTACTTACAGCGATGGCTTTTATCAAAAAACTATGACTTACGACCACCACCAAAAGTTACACGAGATTGCCTATCAACATTCACAGGCATCTCTGGTCGTTGTTCCCTTAGAATATCTTGATCCACTGCTTTTACTTGATCAACAGTAATTCTTTCAAAGTACTGTTTGCGTGACTCAACAATTTCTTCAGGTATCCTTGCCAACACAAGGCCGCCAACCCCGATTAACCCCTTGTAACGCCCAGATTGAATAATAGGATAGTCATGGTCACCCAATTGATTTGTAATCTCTTCTGATCGTACAAATTCCCATCCTTCTCTAAGTTTTTTGGAAACATTACCTGTATCTTCTTGTCCCACAAACTCAGTTCTAATCCATCTGTGCTTAAACCCTTTTGGTGCAGGGGGAGCATCCAGACTTGATGGTGGTGTCCAAGGTTTATTCCTTAACGGTTTTTTTTCTTGTGACACGCGTGAGGTTCTTTCTATTTTTTCATTCATTTTTTTTACTCCTTCACGAATTTTGCGTATTCTTCTAGTGGCACCCCTAGTTTTTTGGCAATAGCCACTTGTGAGCGGGTGAGCTTCACTGTTTTGCGTCCTTCCTGTTTACGCCCCGCAGAGGCAACAGTTTGAACGGGTTTTTTATCTTGAACAAACTTTTGAGGAAAGTAATCTCTCAACCTTTTGTCTATTTCATTGTAGTACTCATCTGATTCTGAGTCAAACCCTTGCTCAACTAATTCTTGATGAATACCAAAAGCGGCATTGGTCATCACCTTATCTTGACCAAACCACTCATTTTGTTTAGACCATTCCTTTGCTCTAGGACTTGCTTCCTGAGGTTGAGCAGGTTGTTGCATAGTAGCCGGACTTGGTTCCTGAGTTTTTTGTTGTGTTTCTGCTTCTTTTTTCTTTTCTTCTTTTTGTGTTGAGTGTATGCGTGCTTTTTCTTTTTCTACTGCTAATTGTGTAAGTTTATCGTTTGCTTCTAATATTTTATCTGTATCGTTGTTCTCAATTGCACTTTTTAAAAAAGATTTGACTTGTTCTCTTTGTGCATCAACTCGTGCTTCAAACTCCTTAAAGTAGTTATCATCAACACTGGCTAATTTTTGATCTGTGGTATCAAACTTTTTTTGTAAACCTTTTGCATAATCTAAAGCTGCTTTTTCTCGTCTTTCTGCTTCTCTCATTTTTCTTGTTAATGTATCTATGCGTTTTTGCACATTGTCAGACATTTGCGAAAGATTATCTTCAGTTTTAGGTTTGTCCTCTTCAGGTTTATCTTCTACTACCTTAGCCTTTGTTTCTGCTTTGATAGGATCAGTGTATCCCAAATCAACATCAACTTTTTCAATTTTTTCTTCTACAGGTTTTTGCTCTACAGAAATATTTTCTTCTTTAACATCATCTGTATCTAGTTCTACTTTATTGTCTTCTTCCATAAATTACTCCTTAGAATAATGCGAGGATATCCTCGGGTTTGTTAATAGTTCCTATGATTTCATCATCATTTAAAATACGATGTTCACCATATTTAGTTTTAAAACGAGCACCAGAATATCGTCCATAAACGACAAATTGCCCTTCTTTACACCATGCACCAGAAGGAAATTTTTTTTCATCTTTGTAACAAAGATCCCCCATTTTCACGACATACCCTACAACAGTTGTCATTTCAATAGTTTCTTTGGTTTTTTCAGATAAATAAATACCACCTTTTGTCTTATTTTTTCCAGCATAAGGCTTAATGAGCAGTCTATATCCTACAGGGTTGGGTAAAACTTTTAGATATTCTTCAATTTCTTGTTTTGTTCTTGGAATTTTGACTTGTTCTTTATCTTCAACAAATCTTTCAGGTTTGATTAGTGTCATCAAAATTATCCTCTCTATTTTGCAGGTCTTTAAGATCCTGAAGCAACGATTCTAGTCCGTTGAGCTTACCTTTAGCATAATAGAGTTGATCAAGTTTGTCTATACCATAACATAAATGGTCTTTAGTTTTTTCTATTTCTTTCTTTATGTGATGTCTTATCATTTGTATCGTGTCTATATCCATGATCATGTTCTACCACAATATAGTTTTTAACAACAGGACTTTTGTAAGGAATGCGTCTTTTTCTTTTTGGAAATTTGTAATCATTATATTTTTTACCACCAAATATTTTATTTTTTTCTCCAGTCACGTTTATCACCCCTAGGACTAATTGTTTCTTTCTCGCAAGGGTAGTCACTGTGTGTGTTAATTACAAAAACTTCTTTATCTTGACATTTATAAAAACACTTAACGGTATCTTCGCCAAAAAAAGGTTTTACATTTTTTTCTTGTGTTAATCTGCAGATTACAAAATATTGATTTTTTTCATCATAAAGATAACCTTTAGCTGATGCTAATTGAAAAAGTAACGGGAGCCCTAAGACTCCCATTAAAAAGTTACTTTTCAGCACAGGCATAACTGTTAATCTCTAGACCAACAGAAATTTCTGTAATTATTGGTTTTGACCACATAATTAAACTCCCCTTTGAGGTTATAGATGCATTTTATAATTATTTTTTAATCTTTGCAATACCCTTGAGACCAAATGATCCTGCTATACTCGCAAGTATTCCATAACTTATCCAATCAGGACAATCATTTTTTAAAAATAAAAAGCCCTGTTGCATAAAAGGTTGAAGAGCCGGAACGAAGGAGGCAAAAATTATTGCAATGAAGGTAAGGGTCCAGGCTTCGTCTTTCCATGAGTTATCACTTGCGGACATTGCTTTTTCTTCCCAAGTACCATCTTGTTTAATTTTTTGTTTTGTCGCTTCAAGTTTAGTCAACTCTACTTGTGATTTTAATTGTGCTTTTTTTTGTTTACCCTCTATCCAAGTTTTTGCTAAACTTGCCACAGGGCCAATGATTGCTTGAAACATTATAATACTCCTTTAAATGATTTACCTTTTACTTGAATATCTTTTACACCTTGAATATCACTTTTAACACCTACTTCTCTGTGTGGACAACCCATACCTCCAAATTTTAAACTTTGTGATACATGAGGTAAAGAAGCTTTTTCCCTTAATTTGTTAAATTCTCTTTTACTTTTAATAGTATAATAACGATCACCTTTTTTCTTGAGTTGATAACCTTTTTTAAAATCTTCCTGTACACCTTTTGAAAAAGTTTTATGCTTTTTACCTTTAAGAATCATTCCCGTTTTATAATCCCTAGTAGGTAAATGACCTTTTTCGTCTTTTTTATAGTTTAATTCTTTTGCTCTCTTGTAATCATAACCACTACCCTCTGGATTAAAACCACCCTGTTTTAATCTACTTGATCTACGTTTAGCTGCAACTGTGGCTTCTTCAAGTGTTTTGTAGGTTTTTACTCTTCTACCTGTTTCAGGATCTATTTTATTATTTTTATACATTTTAGTTAAAAAATCTTCATTATATTCTTGACCACCATACATTGAAGGGACATTGGTATATCCTTTATCAGTCTTTATTGTTTTCGAATATTCAGAACGATTGCCATACCTTTTTCTTTTTTTTAATTTAGGTTCAACGAGTCTTCCGTTATCCATACCTTGTGGCTGTGGACCTCTTTCTGGTGGAGGACCAAACGATTTACCCATACTTGCTTTTTCCACTTTAGGTAAAATACCTTTATTTCTTGAAGCATAAAAAACCTGTTCTCCCTCCTTCGAGCCATATTGGTCCTTCATGGACTTCATTATTTTTTTACCTGTTTTGTTTAAGGGCATCGTTAGCTACCTTTACTGCATTAAGTCCTAGTTTTTCGTCTGCTACTCTAATACGTTCTTTAGATGCAGCTTCTGCATCTTCTCGTTTCATTTTATCTAAATCAATGCGCTGATCAAACTCACTTGTCTTTCTTTGTTCTTGTACCCCAAATTCCATACTTCTTCTTTGCATATCCATTGCTCTAAGATCTAATTCTCTTTGTTTTAATTCAACTAATGGATCACCTTTTTCTGTCATTTGTTCTGCACGTTGTAATTCAGTTGTTAACTCCATAACACGCAAAGCCACCATAGAATCAAACTCTACTTGAAACGCAGGTGGGTTTTCTTGTTGCAATTGTTGTAAATCTGGTCTTTGAGTTGAGATTATTGTGATAACTTGTGCTCTTGCTTTCATAGATAAGTGCTCTGAAATGTGTGCTTGTAACAAAGCATACACCATAGGATTAATCTGCACCATGCGAGTACGGATAAAAGCTCCATGTGACAAAATATGTGCATCATGATTTTGTTGTGGAAACGCAGTTGGTACCTCAGTTCGTAACGCTTCTGCATTTTCAATAGCAGGGTCTTTTGGAATAACAGGTTTTTCTGGTTTTAACAACTCATCAATCCTTTTTGTACCTAAAGATTCATAAACACGTCTGTACGCTTCTCTTACATCATGCATTTGTGGTGCACTTTGAGCAATTTGCAGTTGAGTTTGTGCTAAAGTTACACGTTGAGCCATAGAAAAGATATTTGGATCCGCAACAGGGATAACATCTACCTCTTCACTAAAATCTGCGACCTTAATTAGCCTATTTCCACCATAAACATTGTACGGATAAAGTGGAGGTAGATATGTACCAAAAACTTTAGCTAATAATCTGAATTCTTGTCGCATAGAGTAGTAACATCTTTTGTGAATAGCACTCATAACTCTTGAACCACGTTCCAAAAGTGCAATTGTCGTCCCAACCGCCCTGTTTTGTGCATCGTTACCCACCGCCATGTCAGCAATTGCGGCAAATCGTTGTCCTGCCTGCGTTACAAACCCTAAAAGATTGTATAATGTACCACTTGGTTCTTTAAATGGCAGAATTTGAAACTGATCTTTGATATTTCCACCCGGTGCATCCACATCTCTAAACTCTCCTGGCTGAAAAGGTTGATCATCATCCCTTATTCTAAGTCCTCGTGACTTAAAACCAGCAGGTAAATTACTCAAAGTACCCGCATCTAACAATTGTCTAAGTGCAGACGTTGCTGTTTTAGCTAATCCGCCTATCATATGAATCAGACCAAAGCCATAAAACCCTAATCCTGGTAAAAATTTATAATGTACGAAATATTCATTGCGTCTCAGTGTTTCATCATCTGGTGAAAAGTTACGATAAATACTTAAAATTTGCTGTGAGCCCTCATCAATCGTTACTATGTAAGGAACTTTTACGTTTTTTTCATTATTATCTTTTTCATACTCATCTAAATCTAAATCAACATGCATTTCTAATACATTAAATTGATAGTCCCGTGGTCCTTGGTCCGAGACCCCTTCTATTTCATCATATTTATTTTGAATATCATCTTCTTCTTGTGTTGGTAAAAGCTCCACGTCCCTGTAAAACCCTGTTTTTTGTTTTTTCAACACATCATTTTCAGTCATTTTAATAATATGTGTAATTCTTTCACAATCCATTAAATCAGTTGCATAATAGGGAACGACTAAATCTTCTGCTGGTACAAATTTACTCACTGCTCTTTGTCTAATTTCATCGTAGTAAATCTTTTTAAATGCACTTCCTGCCAAAGGTAGATAAAATAAGAGCTGATCAAACTCTGGAGTGTATTCTTCCATTTTATCCATGACCATATAATTCATAAATTCTTGCACGCGTTGAGCTTGTTCTTGTTTAGGTTTACTTGTGTCCCCAACAACTTGTGTGCGTACTGGTCCATCAGGTGGCAACAACTCTTTATATGCTTGTGCCTGAAATTGTGTTACTGCTTCTGATAATAAAGGATGCGTTACACCACTGGCTCCCTTAAACGGTTGACCTTCATCAGAATATTTAAATCCCAATAGATCTAATCCTGATGTATACCCTTTTTCCCAATCACCTCGGGATTCTTTATCTTTTTTAAATTCAGAAATCAAATCATTAGATAAAGAACTCAAGGCTCTGTCGTCCATGTCTTCTGCTAAATTTTTATAAAAATTATCTTCTTGAGTTTCTGTTTCTTGTGCAACAGCTTCATCAGTAAGTTCTTCAACTTCCACGTCAACAGGTTGTTGCTCTTCTTCCAGAATGTCTTCTTCAGCCATTAAGTAATCCTTGTTTTTTTAGTGCGCCCTAATTTTGTTTTAACAGTAACAAATGTTCCTTTACTTGCAGGAATACGCGTTCTTGTTAAATCTTGTAAATCCACCGCCATTCTTTTTAATCTAGGTTCTACTTTTTTTGGTTCTTCATCTGTTAACTGTCTTAAAGTTTCAGAGCGAGCCTGCTTTCCTATATCAGGTACTTGTGTGCCCACAATATCAAACTCTGGATTAGCATCAGGTTCACGAGTTCTAAATTCCCTTAACATGCCTCTGGCACTCATACCACTTGGTCGTTGTCTTCTTTGAGGTTTGCCTGCATCTACTAGATCCATCAGGGTGCTTGGA